ACTACAACAGATAGCGGTTCTTATCAACTTGATGTCAACGGCACTGCGAGGGTGAGTGGGGATGTGCTACTTACAAGGACAAGTGGTTCAGGTTCAAGTTTGAGAAATTATTTTCCAACTGCAACGGGAACTGATGAGGTAGGGTATGGTGTAGGTAAATCTGAATCAGCAGGGAATAGTGCTTTTTTTGCTTGGAAAAATAACTCAGGAACTCCTTATACTACCATTGAGACTTATGGTGGTAGTGGTGAATTAAGACTTCAAGCAATTAGTGCATCAGGTACAATTAAGATAGGAGAAACAAGTCAGACAGTTACAATAAAAGGAACATCAGGTCTTTCATTGACAGGAAAGTATTTTAGTATTTCTGATACTGCAAGTGGCATTACATTCAAGAACTACAATTCAGCACTTACTGGAACAGAGAATATATCTTATGGAGTAGGTAAGTCTGAAACAAGTGGAAACACTATGTTCTATGGATGGGCAAATAATAGTGGAACACCTTTTGGATATATTGAAACTTATGGCGGTGGTTCTCCTATTGCATTGCAAAGAAGTTCAGGGAATGTACTGATAGGAACATCAACTAATGGAGCATCTAAACTGAGGATTGTTGGACTTCCAACATCATCAGCAGGATTAAGTGCAGGTGATATTTGGAATGATGGAGGAACACTTAAAATAGTTTAAAATCTTAAATAAAATAAAAATGGCAAAACAAATCTCTCCAGTAACAATCTGGGCAAACGGAACAAGTAAAGATGCTGAGT